GAACGGTTATAACTATCTCGTGCTATCCGTAGTCGTAATCGTGTCCATACTTATAAGGTGCGTCGGTTCAGCGATAGTGGTCATCGACGACGTGTCTCGCTTACCCGCCGCCGCCGTCCTATGGTAGAAATTTGGTATGCAAGACGCTAGGCCAAATTGATTAAAAATGCAAACGTCCACCAGCGAAGGACTTGTGGCGAGAAACACTCTGGAACGAAAAAGATTAGTATACTCTTTAAGGAGGTTCGTTTAATGGGTATGAAGCGTCTGAGTTGGGGCGATGTGTACGACCGGTTGAGGGGTGCGCCACCCGGAAAGCTCTTCGGTGTGCCTCGTGGTGGTGCCGTTGTGGCAGGGTTGACGGGTAGGGCGGTTGATAGCATCGAGGATGCGGATGCTATCGTGGACGACATCGTGGATAGTGGAGCAACACGGGAACGGTATGCAACGCATGGCAAACCGTTCTGGTCTCTTTACGAGAAGAGTGATCGAAGCGAATGGGTAGTGTTTCCGTGGGAGGAGCGTGACCTGTCGAGCGACCTGCGTGACACAGTGATCCGCCAGTTGGAGGCTATTGGTGAAGACCCGAATCGGGACGGTTTACGGGACACGCCCAAACGGGTGATCAAGTCGCTCATGGAGATGACCGCTGGCTACGGGGAGGAACCGGCTAGCATTCTTTCAACGACCTTCGATGTGGAGTACGACGAGGTCGTGATACTGCGGAACATCCCGTTCACAAGCCTGTGTGAGCATCACATGTTGCCATTCACAGGAACGGCCACGGTAGGCTATCTTCCCGGTAGACGTGTGGTCGGGCTATCAAAGCTCGCCAGACTCGTTCATTGCCACGCAAGGCGATTGCAGGTGCAGGAGCGTATGACACAGGATATAGCTCGGGACATTGACCGGCACTTGTTTACCCGTGGCGTTGCCGTGGTGGTCACCGCAGGGCACTCGTGCATGTCGTGCCGTGGCATAGGCGTTTCGGGTAGCGAGATGGTCACTTCGGCCATGCTCGGGAGGTTTCGTGAAGACCAGTCTTTGCGTGCTGAATTCATGGGCTTGCGATAACGTTAGTTATTATGTTGCATTAAACAGGGAGACAAGCTGAGATGGCTGAGGAAAATAAGGAACCTGAGAAGGCTAAGGAAAGGAGTAAACTTAACGGTACTATGCGTAGGCTACCGGACGGTACATGGGTACCGAGGAGAGGGCGTGCGGCGAAGTTTACGGACGCTTCCATAATAGCGGCTCTGCATAAGACTCGGGGACTGGTTTACCTTGCTTCGCAGGTTCTCGGCTGTACTCCGTTGACCATTTTCAACCGGGCGAACAAGAGGCCCGAGGTGCGGAGTGTCATTGAGGACGAGCGTAATCGTGTGGTTGATTTCGGCGAACTCAAGTTGATTGAGGCCGTGCAGCGTGGTGATGCGTGGGCAGTGTGTTTTCTACTGAAGACGCAGGGTCGCCGTAGAGGCTACTCGGAGCGGTTTGAGGTGGAGGATATCCGCCGAGAAATGGAGAGCATTCGCCTTGAACTTGCAAGCGCTACTGGAAGAAGCCCGGGAACTCCGCCGACTCGTTTCACACAAGACCGGATCGGTTATCCCGAATTGTCCAGTTGAGTATGCCCATTCTCGTGGCTTGCGGTTGACCCCGCAGCAGGAGCGTATCTTGTACGCTCTTAATCAGCCGCCTTATTCGGTGCTAGTCCGTGCGGCGCACTCGGTGGGCAAGACATTCGTCGCCGCCGTTGCGACCGCATGGTTCTACGACCGGTTCAACCCGGGCATCTGCATGGCCACGGCACCAGTTCACTATCAAGTGAAAGACCTCCTCTTCAGGGAGCTTCGACGGGTAAAACACGACGACCCGAACTGGCTCCCGAAGGCCACACGACTGGAGTCCTCACCAGACCATTTCATCCACGGTATGACCGCTTCTAAGGGCGATGCCTTTCAGGGGCGGCACATGTCCGAGATGATGATCGTGTTCGATGAGGCAGCTGGCGTGGATGTGATGTACTGGGATCGTGCCAAAACGATGGTGGAGCCGGGTAGGCGTGGGCACTTCTTTCTAGCCATCTACAACCCGTACGACATCAGTTGTCCCGCCTACATTGAAGAGCAACGAGCGACCCATACCGTTCTGGAGATCTCGGCACTCGAACACCCTAACGTGCAGAGTGGCATGGAGATGGTACCCGGGGCGGTGACCCGTGCCACGGTGCATTCTCGTGTGCATGAGGAGTGCAGAAGGATCGGCCCCGGGGAGGATGTCCCGCCGAACGCCTTTCAATGGGAGGGGCAATACTGGCTCCCAGAGAGCCCGCTATTCGAGGTGCAGGTTCTGGGGCGTTGGCCCAGCCGCTCGGTGGCATCGGTATGGTCTGATCGGGCTCTTGAGAACCTCCAGAAGCCTGTGCAGGTTCACCCGGAGTGGTTGGTGCAGATTGGTTGCGACCCGGCACGGTTCGGCGACGACAGGACGGCGATATGCGTTGGCAAGGGCATGGCGGTTATTTATATGGAATCCCACCGTGGTTGGAGCCTGAACATGACCGCCGAGCGATTGAAGGAGTTGTGTCAGACCTATAGCCAAAACGGCCAGCAGGCGACACAGATACCGGTATTGATTGACGCAGCCGGGTTGGGTGCAGGGTTGGTGGACATGCGTGGCGGTGGTGCCACGCGGTACAATTTCGTCGAGGTGAACAGTAGTCTGAAGTCTAGATGGGAGGGAGATTATAATAACCTCCGTAGCGAATTGTGGTTCAACGCCAGCGAACTGGCGGACTCCGAGCAGATCTCAATTGCTCCGCTACCAGATGACATCAAGCAGGGATTGATGCTAGAATTGCGCCAACCCATTTTCACGCTGGATAGCCTCCAGCGGAGGATGGTTGAGGCGAAGGCGATGACGAAACGCCGTTTAAAGGCATCGCCCGATCTTGCGGACGCATTCAACCTTTCGTGCCTTATCCGTTCGGACGGCGGGTTTACCGAGCAGATTACGGGACGTGTGTAGTGAGTGGTGAGTTCGCACAGCGAACGAACGGAGGCGAGCATGAACAGCAAGGTCGCAGTTGGCCCTAAGATTATCTCCGAGTCAATGAACCTTTACGGCGGTCTGCCCGGGTTCCCAACCAGTGGCGACGACCTGTTCGCCGAGGTCGGCCCGTACGGGTTCATGGATGGTGGGTACGGTACACAGTACCTCTCACGCCGTGATAATCGACTGTCCGGCGAGCTATTGCCACTCTACATCAACTGGTGGCAACTCAAGCAGCTGCGTGACCGTTCACGGTTCGTGTGCCGAAATAATGAGTTCGCTATCGCAGCCATTAACGCACATCGCAACTATGTGGTCGGTACAGGGTTCACCTATACGGCACAGGCACGACAGGACAACACAGACCCGAAGTTGATTCAGAAGGTGCAAGACCTCATTGACCTGTGCTGTGAACACAACCGCATGAGCGAGATCGAGTCCGAGGCCGTGCAGCGTTACCACGCTGACGGGGAGTTCTTCTGGAGACTGTTCCGTGGCGGGGACGGTTTACTGCGTGTCCGTTTCGTGGAGCCTGAACTGGTTCGCAGCCCCAACGACGACAACACGCCCGATAACTCGTTCGGTGTACTGTGCCGTGGTGAAGACCTGCACGACCGGTTGGCCTACTGGGTGGTAGAGAAACCGTGGGAGACCACGACACCGACCCGGGTGCCAGCAGAGCAGATCATCCATGTACGAGCTAATGTGGAGAGTAATTCAAAGCGGGGTCTGCCAACCGTCTACGCCGTGGAGAGTAATCTTCGTAGTGCGGAGGATGTGCTTCAGTCGATGATCGCCGTGGCAAAGGCCCGCAGCAAGATTGCGGTCATCCGCAAACTGAACGACTCACCTCCCGAGGCTGTGGAAGAATTCAACCGCAAGGCGACAGACTACACGGTGCAAGACCCGGCATCCGGGTACCGCACGAATATCAGCCACATGGGATACGGCACTATCCTCACCTCGTCCGGCAATGTCGAGTACGACTTCCCGGCCATGAACATCGGTGCGGCAGACCTTGTGGAGACATTGTCCGCAAACCTGCGTGCCATAGCTGCCCGGTTCGGTATCACCGAGACCATGATGTCCACCGACGCAAGCAACAATAATTACGCCAGCGCACTTGTGGCCGAGGCCCCTGCGGTGAAGACATTCGAACGCATGCAACGTCTCCTCGGGCAGGCCATTGGCGAAAGGCGCACACGACCAGAGAGGTCTATCTTGTGGATGCAGATCGCCCACGCCGTGGACATCGGTCTACTTCCCGGGGATGTGATGGATCGCATTACCATCCGGGCAAAGGGGCCGGGGCTCATCTCCCGTGACTACGACCGTGAGGCCAATACAGCGAAGACTTATCTTGATATGGGCGTGTGGTCACCGCAAACCGTGACCGTTGAGTCCGGCAAGAACTTCGAGGAAGAACAGCGAAACATCCAGAAGTTCAAGGAGGAAGCGGCTAGCCGAGAGCCACAGGCCGGTTCTCAGGACGGCGTGAGTACCGGGGTGAACGACGGTGGCACCGAACAGGTTCAGGACACCGCACTCAACGGTGCCCAGATCGGTAGTCTCGTGGATCTGGCCGTGCAGGCGAGTGCGGGTGCGTTGCCCGTGTCGTCGGCGAAGGCAATTGCCCGTGCGGCGTTTCCGTCCGTGCCGCAGACGCTACTCGAAACGATATTTGCGGAGATCAAACCGAATGGGCTATCAGCAACCTCCACCACGCCGGAAAGGGGTGCCACAGCCCCGAGTGAAAAGGCTCCACCAGCTCTCGGTTTGTGATGCGGAAATCCTCCAGTATGCCCCGATGATCACGGCTATGGCAAGGAGGTTCTACGGGATGTACCGCAATCGTGGATCTATCGAAGACTTAATTCAAACCGGCTGGGTCGGGTTGCTGGAAGGCTTGCGAAGGATAGATGCCGATAAGCTGGGTGAACGGATCCCGTGGGTCTACCTGCGTGCGTGGGTATGGGGCGAGATCAACCGCTCCATCAACCCGGAGACGAAACGGATAGAACCCGGACAACTACTCTCCATGCCCGGGAGGGAAAGCGACCAGCTGTCCGTCTCCGACTTCTGGATATATGTGAACGGGTTCCACCCGACCATCGCCGAGTTCGTTCGCATGCTCGTGAACGAGGGCGAAACACCCGAAACAGCGTGCAATCGGATGGGTATCGCACATGTGAAGCCGGGCCACATGGTTAAGATAGTGAAGGATTATCTCGTGGAGGTCTTCAATGGATGCGACGATAAAAAGCTCCCAGACAGCCGAGGCTAGCATGCCATCCCAGACTACCCGAACCGTCACAGAAGATAAGGCCGAGGGGTCGAATGTGATTCGTGGCGTGAAGGTGATTGGCACAGAGTCTTTAAACGGTCGTGTCTATCCCATCTCTGTTTTGGAGAGGTGTTACAAACTGTACGAAGGTGCGCTTGTGAACATCAACCACAAGCTGGGCGACGAGGGCCGCAGTTACAGCGACCGCATTGGTCGTGTGGTGAATGTGCGTTGCGAGGCGGATGGCGTGTACGGTGATCTGGTTTATAATCCCCATCACAAGGATGCTAAGAGCCTTGAGTGGTGGGCCGAGAACGACCAGAAGGCCGTTGGGCTGTCGCACATGGCACAGGTGAAATCAAAGTGGACACCGGAAGGAGTTGAGGAAGTGACGGACATCGCAAAGGTTGAGTCGGTTGACCTCGTTGCCAATCCGGCGACCACGAAGGGCTTAATGGAGGGTGTGGACAAGCCCAGTAAGGCCAGTAAGACCAGTAAGACCAGTAAGACCAATAGCGTCTCCGAGGCGGATTTCTTTGACGAGATTGCAAAACGACTGGAGAGCCGTATGGGCACAAAGACTCGCACTGAGGGATATAAAATCGGTGGCACCCAGATTGATGCCGCATGGGTGGAAGCTCTGGAGGAGAATCTCGGAACCCTACGGCGTGTGGCAGCGACACTTAAGAAACAAAATGCGGTCTTCAAGGACACCGTTGAACCGAGGTTGTTCTCGCAATTAAACGACATTGCGTCAGGTATAACCTCCGCCTCGGAGAAGTTTGCTGCCGTATTGCGAGATGTCTGGGAGGGCAGTTACCGAAATAAAAAACTCAAGGGCGAAGAGAAAACCATGAAGGCTGAGGCAATGCCGAATCACAAGGTGAAGTTCATGAACACCTACGGCGGGTGGAGAACTGCGGTGAAGTCTGCGGGTGCCGTGAAGATTGACGGCGACAAGGACATTGCGACCGCCCTCGACAAAAACGGCCGAGGTGTCGGTGAGTGGGATGGTGAGAAGGGTGAGGTTTACATTTTCTCTGAGTCAATGGCAAAGGAGTCCGATATGGGTACAGAAGAACTATCTGCAATTCTCTCCGATAGCACGATGGATGATGCCGCAAAGATTGCGGCCATTCAGGAGCTTATCTCCCTCGCTTCCAGTGGGGACGAGGAGGGTGGCGAGCTGCCTCTGGGTGAAGCCGAGGACACTCCGAAGGACGAGGATGACAAGAAAGAAGAACCCGTGACCGAGTCCGTTCGGCTCCGCAAGAACCCGGCAATGCGCAGGCTAATCGAGGAGGTGGAGACTTATCGCCTTCGAGACAAACGTGAGCAACTGGTTCGTGAGGCACGGAAAGCTTGCGATGTCCTCCCGACCTACGCCGTGACCGAATCGTTCGTCGGCGTGCTTGCCGACAGCGAAAAGAAGAATTGGAAAACTCTCATCGAGGATCGTCGTCGTGTGATCTTCCGTGGAGAGAATCCCATCAGTGCGGTTGCCACGGGTGGCGAACTTACCGTTGATTCCCTTGTGAAGGCCCTTCGTTCCTAATCCAACTGGAGGTTAATATGGCTATTGTTCAGTATCTTTACGGCGACACCAATCCGGTAATAACCGGGTTCAACGGACTGGCCAACGCCATTGAGGTGGGTGACTTGATCGCCCAGCTTGACAGCTCCGGGGCAGGCGCAATACCGCCCATTCAGCCAGCGTCCGCCTTCCAGTGGACGACCGACATCGCCACAACGCAGACGAACTTTGTCGCAAGTTTCCTCGGCGTGTCCGGCCAGCAGCGAACAGCCAATGCCAACCGCATTTTCGGTAACTCAACCGACTACGCAATTCGTGTGAACACGACTGGCGTGTACGAGTTCGATTACGACAATGCGGCACCAGTATCGCCGGGAACCTTTGTCGGCCCAGCAAAGGCTTCTGGTAACGCCCTACAGAATCAGCTCCTCACAAAGGTGCCTACCGCAGTGCGGGCCATTGGCGTCGTGGTGGAGAACCCGGTCACCCCAACCAGAATCAAGGTTCGACTGCTCTCCACAGTTACGCCTTATTCGAAGTAACCAAACAAGACAAGCTTCAAGGAGATCACACACATGGCTATTGAGCATAAGCTGAAGAGGGTTTGCGAGTCGAGCGGCGTGGCGGCTACCGTCAACACGCTGAAGGATGCCATCGCTGAACGGAAGATCAGCGTGGGAGACTTCTCCATCCGCCGTATGGCGGAGGCGTTCATCGGTGAGGGTTGGAGCGATGTCCTCCAACGCAACGTGACTAATCGGGTCGCAGAGGCCTCGGATGGCGTGTCTGCCTCGCTGTTCACGGCGATTACTGGTCAACTACTCGTGAACGAGATTCGTGAGAAGTACGAACTGGCATCCCTTCTGGGAGACCAGTTGGCCACTAATATCCCCGTGACCAACGGTAACCTCGGTACCCAGAAGGTGCCGTACCTGTCCGATGTGCGTGATCTCGGCGAGAAGCTGGAGGAAGCGGAGCCTTATCCGCAGACCAGTTTCGCCGGTCAGTTCATCAACTACCCGGGCATCGAGAAGCATGGTCGCATTTGCTCCGTGACCATGGAGGCTATTTTCAGCGACCTTACCTCGCAGATTCTGGATTCCGCCCGTTCGGTTGGCACCATGCTGGCCGTGACAAAGGAGTACAAAATCCTTCAGGTCGTTCTCGGTATCACCAACAACCACAACTGGAACGGCAACAGCCTGAATACTTACCTCACGACCGGTTCGTGGATAAACAAGTTAACAGGCTATAGTCTCTCCGATTGGACTTCAGTGAACACGCTTGAGCAACTCTTCGTGAACATGACGGATCCGGTCTCCGGTTATCCGATTATGGTCGAACCGAAGCAAATGCTTGTCATGCCCGCCTTGAAGTACACCGCAAGGAACATTCTCAACGCCACCGAAGTGCGCCAGACCGCACCCGGTTACGCCACTTCCGGTGACCCGAAGCAAACCGTTTCGGCCAACCCACTGGATCAGAACTACCAGATTCTGACCAGCCCCCACGCCCTGAAAGCCCTTGTGGACTCCGGTGTCACCGCCGTAAACGCCAACAGGCGGGTCTATCTGGGCGACTTTAAAAAGGCGTTCGTCTGGAGGGAAGCAAAGCCCCTCACCATCGTGGAAGCCCCAGCAGGCAACCCTCTGGAGTTCAATCAGGACATCGCTATGGCTATTAAGGCCAGCTGGATGGGCGTTGCTGGTGTTCGTGATCCCCGCTATGTAGTCCTCGGTTCGGAGTAATTACAATGGCGAAGAAACCCGAGCAGCACGAGGCGGTTATCAAGCCCTCTGAAGAACCAATCAAGAAGTGGACGGTTGAGCTACCGTATTGTCCATCCGTAACGATTGAGGCTTCCACGCAAGAAGAAGCTATCAAAGCGTACAATACGCTGATGGGTATCACGGCAACCGAAAACGCTTACAAGGTGAACTGATGTCCACTATCTCCGAACAGGTTACCGCCATCTCCGTGATGCGTGGCAACCTGCTTCAAGCTCTGAGTACCGACGCATTGAACCCTCAGCCGAGCTATTCGGTTGGGGGTCAGTCGGTCAGTCGCACGGAGTGGCGTGAGTCGTTGTTACGCCAGATTGGCGACCTGAATAAGATGGCGGGCATCCTCCAACCGGCAGAGGTGAGGTCGCAGATTTACTAACATGCCGACCATTGATGTATCCGACGACTATCTGGTATTTGACAATCTCCAAACCGTCGAGGTGACTAATCCAGACGGTGCGTGGAGGCGGGTCGAGAATTGTCTAATGCAGGGCGTTGATAACATCCTTACAGACCTCGGGGACGGTTCGCTAGGCTACCGCACCTTCACGACATGGCACATGTGGCGTAAGCCGCTTTTTGTTAGTGTGGGTTTGAAGTGGTCTGCTGACGGGAGATTACTGTGGCGAAGCGGCGGTGGGCTGAGTGTGTTGACTAACACGTTCGTGCCGCAGCTGAACTGTAAGATCGTGGACAGTCGTGGCGTTGTGTGGTGGGCTTCGGCCGTGAACCTTGATGTCTGGGGCAACAAGTACCAGATCGAGGCCGAGGCGGAGTCTGGTACGGTTCAGCAGGAGATAGTACTGCCGTGAGTAGTTCTTACTACTACGACATTCTGGATGCCCTGAAATCACGCCTCGTGGCGGCGGTTACTGGAGAGAGCCCGTCCGTGAGTGTGGCACTACGAAAGCGTCCCGTGCAGCTACCAAATGACCCGTTCCCGATGCTGGTCATCGCACCTACCGAAGACGGAGAAATAATCGGCGACGAGGACTTTACCCGTGGCGTGACCTATGTGTACCCGGTAATCGTGTCCATGTTTTCCCGTGGAGACCGTGACCAGAGTCTTGACCCGGGCAGTTACCTCGGGTTGCGCCAGAAGGTGCGAAACGCCATCTATCAACCTTTGCTCACTGGTGTGGACAGCGTGTTCGATGTGCAACTGGTTCCGGGCGGTGCGTTCATTCAGACCGAACTACGCCAGAATGTGGATGTGACGAACATGCGTGCGAACTTCTTAAGCAGAGAAATAAGGGAGAGTTAACATGCCGTTTTCTCATAATGTGTCGATCAACTTCAGCGACTCCGGTGCGCCGGGTGCGGCCAGCCAGATTGTCGCGACTGGGGACGGGCAGGTGAACATCTCGGTCGCGTACCCGGACAACGCCAGCAACTTTCTTGCTACATTGCAGGTGAAGCATCAGAAGATTAAAAATGTCGTTATGTGGTCTACAACGGACTGCACCGTGACCCCGAGGATGGGGGCCACGCCAAGCGACACCATTATCCTCGCCGCCAACCAGATGATTATGAGCGGGGAGACAATGCCAAACGGCACCGAGCTTTTTATCGCTGACTGCGATCAGGTCGCCATTACAGCCCTGAATGGCGGTACGCTACACATCCATGTTCTGGAAGATGTCTGATCCCTTTCAAGGAGATTGAACCATGCCCTACTACGCTGGCAAACTGGCGAGCTTCAGCTTCGCCGGAACCGTTTTCGCGATGGACAGCTGGACGCTGGACGAGAATGTGGAAGAGGTCGAGGTGACCAATTTCACCACAGTCGATCCCGCATACCCGTTGAACGGCGCGGTCCGTGCCGTTGTCCCGGGCGTGCCCGGTGGAACCTTCACGGCATCCGGCCCCTACACGGGTTCGGCTCCATTGAAGGGAACCTATGGCACAGCCATCTTTGGCGTTGGTCAGGGTAATGCCGCCAGTCGCACCGTCTTGATCACGGGCGTGAAGATTAGCACGCAGGTCAAGGACAAGGCGACGGTGGAAATTTCCGGTTCCGTAACCATCATCCCCGGTTGATGGTGAAACATGGCCACGCCTGAAAATCTGGTCGGAAGGCTGGCCGTTTTGGAATACGGTGGGGATGGCGATGTCGTGGCCCCTGTGTGCCAACTGCACGCCGACACCTACCAGATTCAGATCACCAGCCCAACGATTGACATCACGAACATTTCCATCTACTTCAAACAGGGGCTGACGATTCCATGGGTACCGCCCGTGAAAGACCCGAAAGCCCCTGAAATGCAACAGTTCGCAGACAACCTTAAAAAACGCTATCAGCAGTATGGCACGCCCGGTCAGGTCGTATCCTCCAATCTTCGGAGGGCACGAATAAGCATTGGCGGGTTCTGCTATTCGCAGGAGTCAACCCCGCACATCGGTAACCACGCCTATGTGGTACTGACACGAAGGACGCAGTTCAATGTCGGGGACACCGTTGGTCGTGTCCGCATTAAAGGCATTGTCAGCGATTTCTCTATAGATCAGACTATTCGTGGGGCGATGAAGTGGTCTTGTCAACTTGACAGCGACGAAGACTTTGATGTTACCCAGAGGTAAGCATGAGAACTATTTCGGAAGCACTAGGCGGTTCCGTAGAAGGGATCACCTATACGGCAAAGGACGGGCGAACCCACGAGGTTCGCCCACTCACTTTAGAGAGAATGAGCCTGTTCGAACGGTACCTTGAGTCCCGTGCGTTTGAGGCGGTGCAAAGTCGCCGTGAACTTCTGGGCGACAGTTACAGCGAGGCATTGTCTTCTGTCACTCAGGACATCGTGTCGGGCAAGTATGTGTTCACAGGGCCAGTGTGCATGAAGGCCATCGACACGCTGGAAGGTCAGGTGGCACTACTGGCCATCCTCCTCGGCGTAGACCGTATACGGGCAAAGAAGCTCATGCTGGAAGATCCCCTCGGCGTGAAGGAGGCCATGTCCCTGATGATGAAGCAGTCGCAAACGGACAGTGAAGGGCTTGTCCCTTCGGGAAACACGGAGGGGGAGGCGAAGTAATAATCCCCCACTTCCCGCAGATTGTCGCCAACCTGCTGGACGAGCCTTACCTCCTGAGCATGGACGAGATTAAGCGGTTAACACCGAAACAGGTGAACTGTCTTTACATGCGACCCAGAGACGACAAGGGTACACCGAGGGCGATACCGTACGAGTTCGATGGCGAAGACCATGTACACAGAATGGCCCGATCTCTGATGGAGACATCCGGTCTGACAGAGGCTGAAGCTCGGAGATATATTCATGGCGAGCGTTGACACAGGCATGCAGCAACTGGCGAACATCTTCGCCATGCTCGCCCAGAAGGCGAAAGACGCTGCCGATGCTCTGGGTAAGTCGGGTTCGTCCGCTCAGGCGATGGCGAAGGATTCACAGGCGTTCGACCTCGCACCCCTGTCGCAGGCCATTGCAACAGCCACAAAGGCTCTACAAAAGAGTGCCAGCGGACTCAAGCTGGACACGCTCAACGCTGTGGCCCTTGCCACCACAAAGAACCTCAACGCCCTGCCACTACCGAAGACAACGATGAACCTGAACAAGGTCGTCCTGTCCTCCGACAAGGTGAACAAGAGTCTCACTGACCTCGCAGCTGCCATTATCGAGAGCGAAAAGTTTCAGGAAGCCCTTGCGAACCAGTCGAAGAAGGCCGTGCAGGGCCTGAATGAAATCGTCAAAAGCTCCGGTATCCTTGCGACGAATATGGGCCAAATGGGGTCTGCTGTTCAGTCGATGGGGCAGGTTGCGAAGCAGGCGAACATTGCGGCGAATAACCTCGCCCGGTTGTCTGAGAATATTGCGGGAAGCAAGGAGGCTGCGGAAGCCGAGAAGGATGTGGCGGACAGTTCAAAGGAAGCGTCTGCGGAGCTTAAGAAGATTGCGGCAGATGCTGCTGGTGCCGCAAAGGGCCTGTCGTACATTGGTGTCGCCGCCGGGGCCGCATTTACCGGAGTTGGCAAGTCTGTGAGTGCGTTGATGACTGGCCCGCTTGCGGTGGCTGGTGTCGCCACGGGTGCGTTCACGGGTCTGGTGAATGTCATCGGCAAGTTCGTGGGTGCATTGAATCCGGCGTTAATGGAGCAGCTACAGATGGCATTCGACGACCTGTTTGCGGTCGTTGGCAGGGCCCTCGTTCCGGTAATGGGTGCGGTGATCCCTATCGTGCGAACCTTTGCGGATGCGTTGGTGCCTGTAGTGGAGGGTATGAAACCGGCGATGGAAGCTCTTGCAAACACACTGATCACGATGGCGGTGCCGTTTATTCAACTCTTCGCCTCGGCCCTAAACGCCGTGACACCGTTCGTGACGCAGTTTGCCAACGCTGTAAGCTCTGCGGTTGGCCCGTTGATAGACCAGTTGCTCCCGGTCATCTCCTCACTTGTGCCAGTATACGGTGCGATCTTCGCAGGGCTGTCGCAATTACTTCCGGTGATCCTGAGCATCGTGGGGGAGCTGTTTGCGGCTGTGGCACCACTGGTGGAGATACTGGCTGCGGCCCTTGTGCCGATTATTAGTCTCGTTGCCTCAGCCCTAAAGTCGTTTGGTGAGGCACTCAAGACGTTGGTCGGCTGGATAGCATGGTTCACACGAAAGAGTGCGAACGCACTCCTCGGGGAAACCGGCCCCACGAGACTCAAACCGGTCGCCACTAATCCGGGTGCCTCTCTGGGTGCTGCCGCAAGACAGACGAACTTTACCTCATTTGAGGAGTTTGCCCGCTCATTGATTGTCGCATCGTTCGGTTCTGGAGCCGGGGATGCCGACGCCAAAACGGCGGAGAATACGCACAAGATCGTCGAACTGATGGAACGAGCCGAGGCCCGGGAGAACAACAAGTTTGCGGCTCTCCCGGTCGGCCGTGAGCTTGCGGGGGCAAGGTAATGGCGAACAAACTGTGGACTTCATTTCTGGAACGGATTGAGGGCATCGCTCCGGGTTCGGCCTCGTTCGATTCTAGCGGTGGCACCGCCCAAATGGATTTCGTAGTCGCACGAGACCAGATGCCCGGTATTGCCACGAACATCCTCGGCGCATCGGCTGTCAACCAGAACGGTGGACTGAACCGTTCCGTGCCGCTTGCGCACCCAGAGTTCAACTGGCTATACGCCACGAAGATTTCCACCGTGCAGGGAATTGGCCCGTACGGTATTGACGAGTCTGGTAAGGGGCCGCTTTCGGTCGCAGATAATATTGACCGTGCCTACCCGCAATACTTCTGCCTGTTTGAGAAGTATCGCATCTCAGTGCAGTTTGAGGCGAGACCATATCTTGTCCTCACGGACGAGCAGTTGGCAGGGTTCTCTGCCACCCGTCGTGACTATGTCGGCACCGACTTAATGAACACGACTCAATGGACAGATCCCGCCGAGTGGGGGCGTTTTGTCTCCGTGCGGAGGAAACCGAAGGCGGAACTACTGCCCAGCAACTACGGCTCCTTCTACATGATTTCTCCAGACCTCGGTGGCACAGGTTTCCAGCAAGTGAATCAAGCGACTGGTGCCGGGCCCCGCATTCCTATAGTGATGAACGAGGTGGAGATTAAATGGTACTTCGTGCCGTTCTACATGACACAGAACACGAACTGGAAGAAGACCTACGGCACGGTTCACAGCAACGGTGCGGAGGTGCAACCGTTCTACGACTTCTCCACGGGGTCGCTGTTGCTTCAAGGTATCGAGTACGAGGACTATGCCGGGCCTGAAGGTCGCCCGCACAACCTAAATGCGGCTATACCGGAGACGCTGCGGACGGCTATCTACGAGAACCGCTATTGCGACATCACCTTCAAGTGCCTTGAGTTTGAAATCCCCGGCATTCTCAAGGCCACGCTGCCGAACATCCCTGTGCCGCAATGGCCACCGCCCGGGCTCGTGACGGAAGGACACAACCGCGTGCCATCCGCAAAGCTGATGAAATGGTGCTATGCCAACGGGGCAAATAACTTTATCGACTGGAAGCCGATCTTCCTTTCCACGGACTACCGAAGGCTGTTCAGGATGAACTGACAATGAGTCTCCTGCGTGGTGGAAATATTCTGAGTGAGTGGTTCGTGGCGAAGATCACGGCGGTTGGCACCGCTAGTGCGCCACCCGATGATGGCGTGCCCCACGCATGGGTGATGCTGTATCCGAGCGACAATCTCTCCCGCATGGTGGACAACGAGTATGCCCCGAGAACCATCGGTACGCTGGAGGATTCCCCTGCGTTTGCGTTGGACGGTTCTCAGTCTACCGTCGGAACCGTGGTGATGATGCGAAGGCGTGGTGCGAGCCCTATCCACAACAACGCCATGGAATTCATCAAGACCGAAGGTGGTGGTGGTGGTGGCGGCGTGGACTCCGTGCAGTGTACTGGTGGTGAACTGGTGGTCGTGTACGCATGAGTGAGACACGCCAGAACTGTGCTGATGTCTACCCATCCGATCCGGGAAAGCCGTGGTACAACCAGTGCTGGGGATTTCGCCAGTTACCGGAGACTATCAACTTCGAGGTGGGTGGGTTCGGTGGTACGTTCTGTCCGCCAGCCGGTTCGTACTCAGGCGTGATGACCCGTATGGGGCCATGCAGTTTTGTGTACGAATGGCACAACAACGATTTCGGCATTGCGCTCTACATGAACGAGAACACGCCGCCACTATCTGACCACATCGACCAGAGTGGCACAGACCTCCTCAAGTGGCGGGTCGGCGGAACCATGTCTGAGACATCGAAAACCGCATACTGCGTTATGACAAACCCGCCGATGGGCAAGGTGCGTTTGGAGATTGCGGGAACGATTGCGAACGATGTCTGTTCCGGTAATTTCCGCATCTGGGTGGAGGAAACCTGAGATGGGGAAGGCCGGACACGCTTTACCGTTGATTGGCCAGTGCCTTGAGGTTCCCCGTGACCAGTCGGGTGCCATCCTCAAATGCACGCCGTTTCGGGAGTTTTGTATCCACACGACCATGAGCAACCCGTATGGGGGAGGCTCGGTAGACCTAAATAACATCGGCGGCATGTACTCGTGCGACAAGCGACATGCTGGTGCCGCAAACGGTACTGGCGTGCTTCCGGTGTTCTCTACGCCATCGGGATCGGTTCCTTACGGCAAGGTCTACGGGCGCACTGGTTCACCGATAACGCTGCCGGGGTTCTTCAAAGCGGACGATGTCTCTCCGTGGGAGAAACGACCCGTTTACCCTGAACGTCAGTGGTACGCACAAGGGCCAGCTATCACCTCTGCCCATTGCGCCATCGAGGTGCGGCGCAGACTGAAGGGCGTGGAGAATAACAGCTATGCCGGACGACAGGCGTGGAACATGACCGACTCCGATTGGCCCTTGAAACAGGGGGCCGATTGGATGGGGCCAATGCACCCAGCGAACTGCCTGTGGTCGAACAAGGAGATAGACGAGCCGCTTCTGGCGGGTGCGAACTTCGAGACATGTGGCGTGAAACCGCAGGTTCACTTCTGGTTCTGCTCACCGCTCCCGGCATACGGCAATGCGGCACACACGCAGCGTCTAGGCTCGTACATCGGTTTGTCCCTGTTGCATGTGGCCGGTTCAGGGTACATCCGCAAACCGTTGCGCCAATGCACGAAGTTCCCTTGTGAGGCAATCCCTCCATGTGGAGTAAACAGACCCGAGGATAAGGACAACTGTGTCGCCTCCGGGTTCCTCCCAGAGAACTATTTCGAGCCACCTAATCCGGTGACTGGCAAGCGGCCCGTGGTGAACCCGACATGGCAGTTCATGTTCGTGGAGACTTCGGTGTACATGGTCGGCGACACGCCGGAGCTTAATTCCCCACGCATCGGCTCGGTGCGTCACTGGTTCATCAACAGGCCATTCCAGCCGAACAACAATCCGTGCGACGAATACTTCTACACGCACTACTCGACAATGCAGGAGTACTGGAGGACACCAGTGACGATTGTCTCCAATGGTTCCCCGTCAACTATTGACTTCAACCTTTCAGGCTTTCAGGTTTACTGCACGCCATGAGTTACCCGGCAGTAAGAGTGGCACGGGATGTCTGCGGCGAGATCCCGTTGCAGATGCCCCCGAACCTTGACTGCTCGTTGTGCGGTCTGGGATGGCCACAGGCAAGCGGCGAGGTGATGTTCAACCTTTATCGTGGCGATGCCTGCTCCGGTTCGGAGACGGGTATCCTCGGTGACTACAGCTACTGGCTGAACGGTGCGAACCTCCCGGGGCGTTACCGTTTGCAATGTCGCAATCCCGGCCCGGATGCGGAACCGAATCCCAACGAGTGGATCGCAGGTGGAGACTTCTCGTGGGGCGGAACATGGCGACTGGACTGCTCGGTGACCGTGGTCACGAAGACCAGTGTCACGCTTACGGGCACGATTAAGTGGCTGAACCCGGCGACCATGAAGCTGGAGGTCTGGGCATCGTTCTCGAAGACGATGAACGAAGACAACCCGCAGGGAATCACAGATCCACGGCGACACCGCATCTTCAAATCCGGCAAGGTGGCCATTACGCCAAACGCCGCCAGTGGTGGCATCGGCGACCCGGTCACGCACATTTCGTTCGTGCTGGGCACCCGCCCCATGATCATCGGGTGCGGCACTGAACTGTGCAGCATGTGGGACGGGGCTCACTACTACACATGCTTCAGGGCGGAGGTAACGAGCGAAGCAAGTGGTGGCATCCCAGCACTCTCCCAGATGGGTAAATCACAGCAACCATGCGGAGGCCGGGACGACTACGGGCAGTTCCGTCCGTGGTGCAATTGCGACAGGATCACGCTGCGTGCGGACGGACAGCACAACGCAGTGGTGAACGAAGACCCGGCATTCATTGCCGAATACGGACATGTCGGCTCCCCTCCAGTTGATGCGGTGCAACAGGTTCAGGTCGGCGGTGGCCTACTGGTGAAGCGGTGGGGCTCAGGCCCGACTCGTGTGTGGACGCAGGATACCGCAGGCACATGGGTAGAGGGTACCGTCACGGTCTCAAAGGACTTCGGCCCGACCATATGGACGGTGACATTCGGTTCTCCGCAGTTTCGTGTGGCACGCCTGTTCTCGCTGGCCTTCCCGAATCCCGGCATATTGCCAGACGCTTGCGAGCCAGACCCCGCACCACCCGACCCGGAACCTTACCGATGGTACTGTGTGAACGGCACCTGCATTCAGGCCAATGTGCGACCACCCAACGCCACGGGTGGCCCGTACGGGAGTTACTTCGAGTGTGCTGGTAGCACATGTGCCCCGCCACCTCCAACGAAATGGTACTGCGTGAACAACGCCTGCGGTGAACACGCTGTGGCTCCCGTGGGATCAACGGGGCCATTCGATAGCCGTGAACTGTGCGAAGTATCCTGCCAGCCACCGCCACCGGACGCTTCATGGTGGTGCGTGGATGGTTCGTGCGTGCAGACCGACATTCACCCGCCCGGTTCGACAGGGCCATTCAGCACCGCTGCGGTATGCCAATCGCAATGCGGTCTGCAACCGCAGGTCTATGTCTGCAATACCGTAACTGCGTCTTGCAGTGGCATAGACCGAAATGTGGCCGTTGCTGCGGGCATAACCTTCTACGAAAACTCTTCGGATTGTCAGACGAGCTGTATCGAAGTCACGCCGGACAACCCGTTTCAGGGATACTACTGCGTACCGGAGAATAATGGGTCGTACGGGTGCATCTCGTGGGGCGGAACCAACGGGCCACCGAACAACGCCAGTGGCGGCAAGTACGACTCCCTTGAGGACTGTGTCGCCACCTGTGCCGAACCACCGCCATCCGGTCTGCCTTACTGGTGCGTTCAGTCCGCCGACATAGCCGTGAAGCAGTGCGCCCGTGCCGAAACTGCTCCTCCGGGAACCGTAAGTGGCCCGTACCCGACTCAGGTGCAATGCTTCGAAGCTTGCATGGTTGTGACAGATCCGGTTGAGCGTGGCGAGCGAAGCGAGCGGTCATACACGACAGTGGAGAACCGTCAGGACAGGTTCTGGCTCCCCTGTGTCCATCGTGGTGAGGAAATACCGGATAGTGGATTTACCTGAGCCACACGCAAGCCCTATGCCTGCGGTCTGCACGGCACCTGCTCTTTTTACGATCAGCCGCATACGAATATGGATTGCCACGATTGCGAGGATTACCGGCGTGTGATATAACATCGCAGCCGAATTGGAGGAAGATTGCCATGTCCGAAGACCGTATGATCAAAGACCTAGTCGCTGCCAGCGTGGTTACCACTGGCGACTTTGTACCCGTCCAATCCGCATCCGGCGTGGAGGCGATTAAGGCCACCGTTGGGCAAATTGTCTCCGCTGGTTTTCCGAAGGGGGCCGCAAACCAGATCCTTGCGATGAACCAAACGGGAACCGCCCCGGTCTGGGTGAACGGGAACCCGCCGTTCACGGCGGCAAACGCTGGTCAGTTTCTCGGGGTGAAACCAGACGGCACCGCTATGGAATGGCGGAATACATATTCGGAAGACACCATGGAGGGCTGGCCTTCGGTTGGTGCTGTGGTGGTGAATTCGAGGCCAATTGGAACGCTTTTGGGGTGGGAGAGCAAGCCTTCCATAACTTCCCTGACCATCAACGGATTGACGATTCTTCTCGGACTAGGCAGCAACACAATTGATTTACATCAATGGACTTCTCTAGAATCAATATCCATTCCACACCTGACAACTTCATACGGCACGATAAGGATCAGGGCGAGCAACACGGCCCTCAAAACGATTTCAATGCCACGCCTGAATCTGGTCAAAGGTGCGATCAATATCAACAACCTTCCAGAACTGACCACATTCGAAACGGCCTCAGGCACTGAGGTGTCGTCGATCTATGTGGCTAATTGCCCGAAGCTTAGCACAGTACCACAGAACATATTTGCCAATGTCATCGACTTCAGCGGCTGTGCAATTCCACAGACTGCGGTAGACAGTGTTCTCCGTTATCTCAAGCAAGAATTTGACGGCAAAAACAACGCCTTATCTATGTGGCGTGGAATACTCAACCTGTCCGGTGGCACGAACGCTGCACCATCCGCCAACGGCATCATCGATGCCCAGACTCTTATTGCCCGTGGTGCCACGATCACTTTGAACGGCACGGCCATTACAACGACAAAACGAACGACTGCTTTTGGCATACCTGACTACGACACGGTGTCGGACAAGGGCAAAACCCTTGCCGTTAAGGCGGATGGTACTGGTCTGGAATGGAGGGCATAGTGATGGAAGTTCGCACGAGCAAACCCGAGACAAGCTGGCGACTGGTGCATGGTGGCGGGGAGGTGATTCACCTCTTTGAATCATCCGGCATCACGCACACGATCAACCTGCTGGAGGAGTTTCCCACGAGGGAAGCGGCCCTCCAGAGGATTCAAGCGTTGGGACTGAAGTACACCGAACCCGTCGAGGAGAACGAAGATGCCGGTAAGTAGAGACAATGTCGTCGGACTGTTCTGGAACATACTGCGGCGACCGCCATCCGAAGCGGACATCTCCGCCCACACAAGGGCGGAATCCGCTGCCACGTTGGGCCGGGCATTCATCGAGTGCCACGAGTTCCTTGCTGGCATGGTGCGTGAGACCTTCCGCTGGTGGTTGAAGCGTGAGCCGGTCGAGTATGAACTTACGCAGTGGGTGAATAACTTCCAAAGGCTCGGTCAGGTGGAGGGCATGAAGCACCTGATCTGCTCCACAGAATCCCTACGCTACTGCGTTGACCCCCTTCAGGACGGGTCGATTGTGCCCAGCGACAAGTTCTGGAGCGGGACTGTGTTCGGCAACCAGCTGATCCGTTGGTGGAAAAACCGCGAGCCGAAGGAGCCGAAAGAAGGGCTGATGTACGCCCTGCGTGTGAACGTGGGCAACGGCGTCTTCCCGGGCTTCCAGATCTTCGACATGGTGGCGCAGGAGGACAGCAGTATCGACAACCGGGTGCGCCGCAATTACGAGGCTCTACTGGGTCGTGACATCACGCCAGCAGAATACATCCATTGGAGAGCCCCTGTTGCCAACGCAGTCTGGGTTCATCAGATTGCAAGCTCTCCAGAGGGTCTGGCGCACGGCTTGTCGCTATCACGGCAACGCAGCGTTGAGAACCTTCCTGTGTCGAATATTCCACCAGCGCCGGTGGCTCAAGCGGTTCCACCGCAAAACTTCTACACATACCCGGAGGCTTAAATGGCAGACGAAACGAAGTTGAGTGCCGAGCGTTGGCAGGTGATCATCGCCGCTATCGGCACTGTGGTCGCTACTCTGCTGGGCACCAGCACGATGACGACACCTCTGGGCCAACGACAGAACGAGATCGTCCACGAGGTTCGCTCTATTAGTGAGGACAATAAGCGGCTGAACGAGCGAACACTGGAGATCATCGAGTCACGCACCGAGATGTTTCGGCAGATTCAGCTGAGGCTGGATGCGTTGGAAAAGAAGGTGGCCCCGAAGTGATTGCGGCTATTCTATTGACTGTGTGCGGTGATGTGGTCGTAGTCCAGTCCGTTCGTGACGCTGGGCGTGACAGGTCTGGCGGCGTATCGTTCAGTTCGTCCGCCAGCTTTTTCACCGTCTCTAGTCCGGTTATTTTTGACACAGTCCGGCTGTTCGGCACCGGCACGGTGGACAATGTGACCATGCGTGTGCGGGACATCTTCAGCACAGACCTCAAGGTCTGGAGTCTGGGGAATATCAACCTTGCCGATGCCGGTTCCACATTCACGCTGGGCGGGTACACACTTGACCCGAACCAGAATTTCACCTTTCAGATCGACGGTACCACCCGCAATAGTTCCACCATCTATGGCGGATCTAATGCGTGGACTAATGTCCAGAATGCCAGCTTTGCTTTCGGCGAGTTATCGCCGGGCGTGTACGGCAACCAATCAAACACAGGGCAATTCAGCCCTCTGCAATACCAACTGGGCGCATCGGTTCCCGAGCCGGGAACTTTTATCATGGGAGCAATACTATGCTGTTTGGCCTTTGTTTATTGGCGTTTGGCCAACTGACCTTCCCCTCCGCCATCAAGGGCGAGCCGAACCAGTTCATCACGGTGCAGCCCTCCAGTTGCTTAGGTCTGGAGGTGCAGTACTACCCGCTGGACGGTATCACTGTCTTTCCGGGTGGACTACTCGTTGACCGGAAAATCACCGTGGTTCTGGCTCCACGGCCCGGATCGTACCGACTGTTGGCCTACACGAGCGTAGACAACAAACCCACGCCGCCAACGGTGGTAACCATCGAGGTCGGTGGTGGTGCCCCGTTGCCGGTTCCACCGAACCCGCCAGAACCGATGCCGCCACAGCCATCACCAGACATTACGGCTGACCAACTGTACATCGACCTGCAAAGCATTCTCGGAGGACTGTCGGAGCCGAACCAGAAGCAGCATCTCGCAAAGCTGGCTGGCGTGTTCGAGCGTGGTTCACGTCTGACTGGCGTGGCCACGGTGGGGCAACTGTACAACGAGGTGCGGAAGATCTCGGCGGCATCCCTGCCCAACGATGTGCTGCGTGTGGCCCGCAATCGCATCGGCGAGACAGTGAAACAGAAGATCGGGGATGTGGCGGATAGTCCTGTAGACCCGAAGAAATACGGGGAAACCTTTGCCCGCATCAGCGCAATCCTCAACAAATTAGCTGGAGAATAATCATGGCCGATGAGATGTTTCAGGGTTGGGTTGAAGATCCAGTTGCCGTTGGTGAGGTGCTGGAGGGCTTGCCTTTTCCAGTTTTCGGCTCGACGGATGCGGCAGGGCTCTCGCTGGAAGAGTGCCCGGACGAAGTGTTGGGTTGGAAGGTGTGGAAGGAAGTAACCGGGAACCCGTGGCCGGTATTCCAGCAGGGTTCCATCGGTTCATGTGTGGCGTTTGGTACCTCGGCTGCCATCATGTTCACGATCGCCAGCGAGTGTTACGCCGGTGAGCCTGAGACTGCTTTCATTCCCTGCTTTGAAAGTATCTACGGACTCTCCCGTGTGGAGATTGGCCAGCGCCGTCTGGGTCGCGGGGACGGGAGTATTGGGGCGTGGGCAGCTAAAGCGGTTCGTGATTACGGTGTGCTTCCTCAAGGCGTTCATGGTAAGTACGACCTGAGTAGCTATAGCGTGAGCCGTTGCAAGGATTGGGGATGGAGCGGTTTGCCGGACGACCTTGAGCCGGCTGCGAAAAAACATCCGATCAAAGAGACCACGCAGGTCAGGACATTCGACGAGCTGGTCCTCGCGCTGGCGCAGGGATTTGGCGTGCAGGTGGCCAGCTCGCAGGGGTTCTCAATGCGCCGGGATTCGGCCGGTTACTGCACCCCGTCTGGGCGTTGGCAGCACAGCATGTCATTCATCGGCTATCGTCGAAAAGGCCGAGCGGGAGCCTTTATAGTGAATTCATGGGGCGGGTCTACCACGACCGGCCCGAAGAGCCACGAAGATGCGCCTCTGTCCGGCTGGTGGGTTGAGGCCAATGTCGTGGAGAGTATGCTTCGCCAGAACGATTCGTTCTGCTTCTCAGGTCTGGCTGGTATGCCCAGACGTACGGTCGATTGGTCACTTATTTAACACAAGGAGAATCTCAAATGGAACTTCCAACAACACTAGACCCCCGATCCTTGACCACCATTTTGTCGAAGTTTACTTCGCCAGTATCGGTGAGCAACCGTGAACTGGCCGCAGCCCTTCACCATTTGGTGGGATATTTCGCTGGCGTGGTTATCAAGGATGTGGCTGAAGCGGATGTGTTCTTCCAAATTCACGACGGCTCGGAGGAGATGCTTTCTCTTGCCATTGCCGAACTGGAGAAGGGCGACGAACTAGACAGTAAGGGCAATCCAATCGTCATCATGCTGGTGACGAAATTCGCCATGCTGGCCCTGAAACGATGGCTGGAGAACCGTAAATGAGTGGCCCGGGTTTGATCCTTGCTTGTGCGTATGGTGGCACCATCGACATTGGTGGGGTCGCCAGTGTCACTCCGGTCGAACCCGTATCCTGCGTGAAGGTTCTGGAGGCGGACGGCACGCAGGCCGAATATCTCCTCGGTGCGGACAACATCTTTTCTCAGGAAGGCATCGAGGATAAAGACGGTGTCTGGGTGGTGCAACCCGACTCGTTCACCGCCTCCGGGTTGACCATCTGCCTCGTGCCCCGGGCATGGTTCGAGGCCGGAGACCCGGAGGCTTTCCCACCGTGCCTGCGAATGACCTTCTCTCGCACGGTTCGAACGCACAAGTATGGACAAAGAATATTCGTGTGGTCTGGCAACGGTGCGGAACTCATCCTCCGTGACCCGGAGGGTGAAACCGACTTGTGCCTCATGGAAGGGGACAATGTCCAAATCACAGAGGAAGTGTCCGTGGAGCTGGAGGCCGTGAAGGGCCGCTCCACTGTGCGGTTGCGGGTACACAAGCCGAGAGAAATGCTAGCGAAGAGGATGCCCCGATGATATTAACCGATAGAGACATTCGTGAGTTCGTCTCGGAGTTAGAGCCAGATAGACCAGTTCACACCATTCCACAGGCACCGGAAGCCTGTATCGGTTATGTCTATATTCCCGGGCATGGCGCACCGACAATTGTATACTGCTATAACAAGCTTATAGAATCCTGCATGGTTCACGGTATGACCGTAGAAGAGGCTATAGAGTTTGTAGAGTACAATATGATAGGCTGGTACGAAGAGGGCAACCTCCCGTTGATTATCCGACCGGTACAAGCGTTCCCAGAATGCGATTAGTGTTACAAAAACACCTCTAATTTGCGTCCAAACGCTTCGGCTGGCCTCCGGGCCACCTACGGACGAGATCGTCGTTTATAAGCGAATGGGGACAGCCATGTCCGATTTGGGGGTTGAAAGCCGTGGGTGGAAGAACCGGAAGCCGAGAAATGAGAAAACGATTAGATCGAGGCATTTGCGCGCCGCACCCCCCCCACACCCCCCCTGCTTATAAAGACAGTACTTATACTTATATAGAATAATAATAAGAACGAGTAATAAGTACGAGTAATAAGAATACTTATAAGTACGAGTAATAAGAATACTTATAAG